AAAACAAACATTTCAGGTGTTATTTCAACTCCTTTCGATTGGCTGGAAAAGAGAATTGATACCATTGATCAGAAACGTGCTACACTGGTGGTTAACCGTGAAAAGATGGAAATAACTCTTACTGTGAATGAAAATGATGAGTATTCAAGAGGCATTATCAAAGGTACTGTTGAATTTTCTGATGTGTTTGAGAAGTTCGGAATTAACAATGCTGAAAGTGGCTGGGTTCCGTCAAAACTGGGGCAATTCCTGAGATTGAACAGAGGTGTATTTGAGGACAAGGAAAAGTGCATGGTTCTCGTTTCTACCCTTAAGAACTTTACGGCAAAAGCAAAAACTGAGATCCAGAAACAGCGTGATCCATCTGGCTCCATGGCTGAGGTGTACCGTAGCCAGGTAGAAAGCAATCTGCCAAAATCATTCACTGTGAATATTCCTATTTTCAAGGGAACATCTAAGACAAATATTGAAGTAGAATTTGATCACTACCTGAGCAATGGAGAAGTACTTCTACAGCTCGTTTCTCCAGGCGCAAATGAGCTTTGTGAGGAATACAGAGACAGATGTTTGGATGATGTGATTGAAAAGATCCGTAAGATCGCTACAGATATACCTGTTTTGGAAGTATAAGCATTAACAGCGTGGGTGTGGGCTTTTTGCTCACCCCACTTATAAAAACTCTAATATGGCGAAAAAAACAGCTATTCCAAATATGCCTTTCGATACTTCTTCCTGGCTTAAGGATCCAGTATTAAGATCTCTTGCTCCAGGAGTTAGAGGTATGTGGATAGATATGTTATGCTATATGTGGGAGAGTGCAGAACGTGGCGTTATGCTTAAACCTAACCAGGAAATCTATACAAAAGATGAGATCTTAAGACTTGTAGGATATGATTCAGATGGAGGTAGCAGTTGGATAGACATTCTTTGTAGTTCTGGACTTTGTGCGATCAGGGAGGATGGTGCATACTACAGTAGGAGGATGGTAAGGCTTAATGAAATAAGCTCAAAAAGGCGTGAGGCTGGTAAAAAGGGAGGTAATAAAACAAAAGAAAAGTTATCGGCTAATATAAACGCTCCGACTGCAATACCAGAGGTTCCTGATCTGTTTGATAATGATCCACAACAGCCACCACCTACAGACCAGCAACAGAAGAAAACAGAAAAAGTTAAGAAAAAGAACTATGCTGAATTTGTAACTCTTACAGATGATGAGTACAAAAAGCTGGTTGATAAATATACTGAGCCTGCTGCTAAAAGAATGATAGAAATCCTTGATAATTACAAAGGATCAAAAGGTAAAAAATATAAATCAGACTATAGAACTATTCTTAATTGGGTAGTTGATAGATATTATGAGGAGGTAAATAAAAATGGAACTCAATGGATGCAAACTCACGGAGGAACAAATAATTCAGGCAATAAAGCTGTTCCAGGAGGAACGCAATATGCTAACCAGTCAACAGGCGAACATGGAGATATGGAAACACCGAAAGACTATTCTCAGAGGTTTTAAGTATGACATGACCGATGAATCTCAGTACTCTTTGCATTCCGCAATGATTAAAGAGATTGGTAATAGTTATATGTTCAGAGAGCTTTCACAATTTGATATAGATGATCATAACAGAAATGTACTTCGTTTTCTGCTTTACTATTTCAATGGGTGTAAACGTGCTGAGGAAGTATTTCCAAACGAACACTATAAAATTCACAAGAACATTTTACTTGTCGGTGAGCCAGGAACAGGAAAGACTATGATAATGCAGATCTTTTCTGATTATCTTAAAATGACACGAAATGAAAACAGCTTTCAGAATATAAGTTCTACACAGCTAATGAACTACTATAAGCTGAATGGGCACATAGATAAATATACATACAATGAGGGAGCAAATAAAGACAGCTTTGAGGGATCTCCTTTCAATGTGTGTTTGAATGACCTTGGGCTTATGACTGAAAATCAAAAGAGCTATGGAACTACACTTACACAGGTAACAGATGAGTTTCTTTTTGCAAGATATGAGATCTACCAACAGTTAGGCAAAAAGTATCATATCACAAGCAACCTATCTGTTAAGGATCTTAAGGAGCGATTTGAGGGGCGTTTGGTTGATCGTTTCAAATCATTCAATGTAATAGAACTACACGGAGGTAGTAGAAGAAAATAAACCAGGTAAATTGCAACATAAATTTTCGGATCATGGATAAGAAAAAAGTAATACTGACCTTATGTAAAGTTTTCCCAGTAACACATTCCAGAGCTGGTGAAAAAACAGGCTTTGAACAAAAGCTGAAAAATGGAATAAAGAAACATACCATACGATACAACGCTAAAGATGTATGGGATAAAAGATACAATGATATTTCTAAAAGCAAGAAATATCTGAGTGTTAGAGAGTGGACTGGCAGACCGTATAATTCTGAACAGAGAGAGTTTGCCAGGTATGATAAAATAGGACTGCAGAAGATAACAATGACATATAGCAGCACTGATGAAGTTCCACAGTGTTGGGTTGATGGAAAACAAGTTTCCGCTTATGATCTGGCAAAGAATGACGGTTTGAGTGTTGAAGATTTTACTGAATGGTTTTTTGGCTGTAATAAGGGAAATGTATTTGATGGTGTTATAATTCACTTCACTGATTTTAGGTATTGATATGGATTTGGAAGAAGCAAAAGAACTTTTAGGTGATGAGCTTTGCGATTTTTGCCCTTGGAAAAATGGAGAAATAGATCATGGTTGTGATTCTTTGTGTGAGGGTTCTTATTGTGAAGAAGCCTATGAGTATTTTATGGATGACAATGAGCAATTCTTTGATAGTGATGAGTGAAGAAATTAGACACTGTAGCGATTGCGAATACTTCTGGTCTAATCCTCAGTGTGCGCAGATGTACTGTTGTAAGCTACAAAAGAAAATAACAGCGAGAAAGAAACCATGTAAATATTATAAAAACTATTATACGAAAGATGGAAACGAATGTGACAAAAAGGACTGATATATTTCTTATAGATCCACGAAATATAGTTGTTGTTGATAATTTCAACGTCCGTATGGATTTTGATCTGGATGAGCTTAAGGAACAGATCAAAGCAAAAGGGGTTCTCAATCCTGTAACGGTTATTCCTTTCAAAGAGGATGGCATTGAAAAATATAAGCTGGTTGATGGAGAAAGGCGTTACCGTGCTACAATGCAAGCAATAAAAGAGGGTGCCGACATACAATATATCAAAGCTCTTAAGGCTCCCAGGGATGCTTCGCTGGAGGATCTTTATATCGAACAGATGATGCGTAATGAAGGTAAGAGATTTACGGAATATGAATGTGCTATCATGTTTCGTAGGTTCAAAGAGGAATTTGGCTATTCTCAGGTTGAGATCGCTGATAAGTTCAAAAAGTCAACGGCTTATGTGAGCAAATGCCTTTCACTTCTGGATTTGCCTCAATACATTCAAGACAAGATCGTAAAAGGCGAGTTGTCTGTTAAGGCAGCAAAGGAGATAGCAAACAGCTATGACAGTGAGAAAGAACAGGTAAAGGCTGCAAAAACAGCAGTTCAGACAGCTCAGGAAAATGGTAGGGCTACAGCGACAAATAAGGAGGTGCTAAATTCCCTGAAAGATAGCAAAGAGGCTAAAGCAATATCTGAGGCTCTTAGAAAGATCTGGGCATGGATGGACGGTGAGGTTATGGTTGACATTGATAAGATGGCTAACCTCCTGGATAAAACAGAAAGTTTAAGTAAGGCAATTAGAGAATATAAAAAACAGAATTGACAGATGGATAAAGTTTTATTTTCAAGTGCAAATGAGGTATGGGCTACACCGCAAGAGTTCTTTGATGAGCTTGATAAGGAGTTTCATTTCAATTTGGATCCTTGTGCGTTGCCTGAGAATGCTAAATGTAGTAAATATTTCACCCCTGAAACTGACGGATTGTCACAAAATTGGGGGGGGGTATGTGACATTTTGTAACCCTCCTTATGGTAGAAAACTGTATGACTGGGTGAAGAAGTGCTACAATGAGAGTAGAAAACCTGATACAACAGTCGTGATGCTTATACCAGCAAGAACAGATACCAGGTATTTCCATGAGTTTATCTACCATAAAGCAAAGGAAATAAGATTCATAAAAGGCAGATTGAAGTTTGGAGGATCAAAAAACTCAGCTCCTTTTCCATCTATGGTAGTAGTATTTTGACAAAGGATTTATTCACGTTATAAAACAATGATATGAAAGTTTTATTTTTTGACCTGGAGACAACAGGCACGCTTGTAAACAAACATGGGATCCATCAGCTCAGTGGTATGATCGTAGTTGACGGAGAAGTTAAGGAAAAGTTCGATTTCAAGGTACAGCCAAATCCAAAGGCTGAGATCGTACAGGAAGCTCTTGATGTTGCTGGAGTGACAAAGGAACAGATTATGGCATATCCTCCTATGGGTGAGATTTACAGAAAGTTCATTGATATGCTATCAAAGTACGTTGACAGATACAATAAGAAAGACAAGTTTTTCCTGGCTGGCTACAATATAGCATCTTTTGATAATGCCTTTCTTAGGGCATGGTTCCTACAGAATGGTGATAAATATTTTGGATCCTGGTTCTGGAGTAACTGCTTTGATGTAATGGTACTGGCTACACCGTATCTTTCTGAACAGCGTGCTGAAATGGAAAACTTCAAGCAGGGCACTGTTGCAAAAGCACTCGGTATCACTGTTGATGATACAAAATTGCATGATGCTTTGTACGATATTGAGGTCTGCAAGCAGATACATGATATTGTTTCACCTCGTAGAACTGATTCTGTTTGATTATGGCAAAGAAAAAAGCAAAGGAGTATATTCCTATACCAGACGATATTTTAACGCTCCAGGACGAATATATTAAGCTCGTGAATGATATTAAAAGGCTGGAGGATAGAAAAGCGGAACTACAGAGTACGATCCTGTTGTCAATGCAGAACAATAATCTGAAAAAGGCAGAGAATGATTATATCAGAGTTTCGTACATTGCACCGTCTGTTAGGAAAGTATTTGATAACGCAAAGTTCCAGGAGGAACATGCTGATCTCTATGAGAAATATGTTGTGAATAGCGAAACTAAACCATCTATTAGAATATCAATTAAAACTGAAAACTTATGAATGTAAAAGTGAATTACCCTGAATACTGGGCTAAAAGAAAGAACAGAATTTCAAAGGAACTGAGTGATAAATTGTCTGAGACTGCAGAAAGGGAGGCGGTCGTTTCTGATGAGTACGGATCATATAAACCAGGAACATTCCTACACAGAAACACTATTGTAACCGTTGAGCTTGAAAACAACTTGTGGGTGGCTCATATATGGTCTGAACAGCCTATCGGTATGCCAATGATTAAGGAGGTAAGAAATAAATTCATTCCTGGCGATATTGAGGTGGCTATGGTTCTGGGCACCAGAAAACAGGAGGATCAGCTTGATGGCGTTATCCTGATGGAAATACCAACCAATAATGAGAGTGAACAATGATCTATATCGGTATTGATACAGGAGTAAACACAGGGATCGCTGTATGGGACAACAGAAAGCGATCTCTGTTGCTCGTAAAGACAATGAAAATCCATAAGGCTATGGATATTGTCAAGTCTTATGCTGAACAGTTTAAGACTGGTTGCGGTGAAAGGGTTATTGTCAGAGTTGAGGATCCAAGGCAAAGAAAGTGGTTCGGTACTGAAAGAATGTCACGTGAAGAAGAAAGAAAGAAACTACAGGGTGTTGGTTCCGTAAAGCGTGATGCTGTTGTATGGCAAGACTTTCTAACCGACCTGGGAATAGAGTTTGAAATGGTTGCACCTAAAAACAATATGACGAAATTAAGCAAGGAAAGTTTCACGAAATATACAGGATGGATGCAACCGACAAATGAGCATAATAGGGATGCTGCCATGCTCGTGTTTGGGTTCTGATTTTTTATGCCTAAAAGTGTGTTTTACAAACACATATTTATTATCTTTGCATTATTAACCAAGTAAATAACTGTTATGATAGCAATTATTATTTTATCGGCTGTTTTCGTGGCTGTAATGGCTCTCTGGTGGATTTATGGAGGGCTTAAGGAAACTGTTGGAGATATGCTTATGGGGTTGTTCCCTGGAGATCCTATCAGATTGAATGATAAGGCTGAAATATTCCTGAATGGTAAGTATAACAGGAAAGCTACAATAACTGATATTTCAGCAGATAAAGTTGTCATATATGGTAAGCTGCCTTTGCCTGTTGACTACAGGGGAAAGTTTTACGCTGTAGGCGTTGACACAAGCGATGGTAGTAAGCTGATCTACCTTAAGAATAAGAAATACTATCGTTATGTGAAAGCTGCTGAGATCGTAAGAAAAGCCTTTTCGGTTCTTGATGATGATCAGATGTTGCCTTTTGATGGTGAGGATGATAAAGAAGAAGCCGTTGAAACAGAAAACACTGAGGGGGATAGTCTATGAAATGTGGTGAAGTAATCTATAGAAATCCTGCTGAGCTTTCTCCTTTGCCTGAGAATCCAAGGACGATCACAAAGGCACAACTGCAAAAGCTGGTTGATAGTATCAAGATTAACGGTTTCTACAAGCATAGACCTTTGGCTATTGAGGATCGTGATGGTAAGCTGGTTGTCCTGGATGGAAATCAAAGGCTGAAAGCTGCCAACAAGCTGAAACTTGAAAAGGTTCCTACAGTGCTTTATTCGGAGCTTGATGATGATGAGAGGGCTGAAATCATTTTGCGTGGGAATATCAATAACGGAGAGTGGGATTTTAACGCTCTGAAAGTGGATGATATTTGGCAAGATGTCAACTTTGATTTTATAGGGCTTGAAATGCCAAAGGAGAAAGAAAAGAAATCGAAGAAAAAGCAGGAGGAAATTGAGGATCCTGATCCAGAAGCGGAGTTCTCGGAAGATGATCCTATATCATACGAGGTGAAAGACGTACTATATGAAAGTGATAATATCTTTGAGATACCTAATTTGCTGATAGAACAGCAAGCTGGCAAACTGGAACTGCCTTTTAGTCCCTGGGGAGCTAATAGCAGACTGAGGAAAGATGTTGTAACTTATCACTTCTATGTTGATGATTATAGGTTTGAAAAACTCTGGAAAGATCCTATCAACCTATTGACAAGCGGATGCAAGGCTATCGTTGAGCCAAATTGTAGCTGCCATGATCAAACTCCTATTGCGATGGGTATTCAGCTAATATACAAAAAACGCTGGCTGAGCAGATACCTACAGGAGTGTGGTATCAAGGTTTATGCCGATCTTAATGTTTCGCACAAATTTATTGAATACAATAAAATGGGAATACCGAAAGGCTATAACGCTTTTTTCACCCGTGGGCTGGACGGATGGATGGAAAGCCTTAAATCGGATCTCCAGGTAGCTCAGGAAATATCAGGGCTTGAAAAACCTAATCTGCTGGTATATGGTGGCGGTGATGAGATTAAAGAGTTCTGTAGAAAGCATGGGCTACTATATGTAACTGATTTTATTAACGCTAAGAAAAAGTAGTTATGGGAAGAAATTCAAGCGGATCAAGAGGTGGCTTGCAACCTGGTGATAGCAACTATAAGGGAAAGATAACAGGTGTTGAGCCTCTGGTTAACATGAAAGATCCTCAGATGTACAAAGAAACAAAATCGGCAATTTCAAGGTTTCATTCAGTGCTCGGTGTAAGAGAGAAAAACATTAAACTTGCAACGCTATCTGATGGAACTCTGGGTGTTCAGGTTTCCTCTGGTGGTAAGAGTGAGGCGATCTACCTTAACAAAAAGGTGTTCAACCAAAGTAAGAGTGCTGTTCTCGGACAAACAAAGAAAGGATATGCAAGCGGATGGCACACTCAGACCAATAAGCCACTGGCGCATACTGTAACGCACGAACTCGGACATGCAACCTGGAATACTTCTTTGTCTGGAGCCAACCAGAAAGCAGCAGGAAAGGAAATCAGATCCCTGTATAAAACATGGATGGAAGACAAAAAGAAAACTGGGTACGGTAAATATGCAACTACTAATGTTGATGAGTTTTGGGCTGAAACAGTGACAAAAGCGGTTCATGGTAAATCCGACAAGTACACAACTAAAGTGAAAGAGATTTGTAAGAAATACAAACTTTAAGGCTAAATTTGTAACGTATAAACAGACAATATATGAAAAAGATTGAATTATCTGCTGATGAGATTAAAGTGATCGAACAGCAAATTAACGGAGAAATCGAAATCAGTACAGCAACAGAGGAACAACAGGTTTTGCTTACTGGAGTTATTGACAAAGCGGAAGCACTTCTGGATGAGCTGGACGCTTATGATGAAATGGGTGATGATCTTATCAAGTGGTTCTATGGTAAGTATAAATCACAGGCGGTTTCTGAGTGATAATTAAAGAGGGAATCAGGTGTTTTTCTTAATGCCTGATTTTCTTTGTTTCATAAGTGTGTTTGTTGAACACACATAACAAACAACGGATAAACAACGGATGGCAAAGTTTGAAAAAGGAAATAAAACAGGTAACAGATTTACCAGCGAAAACCAGCCTCGCAATAGAGGTAGGAAGCCATCCTTATACAAAAAGCTCAAAGCCATAACAGGCAAAAGTGTAGGATATGAGCTGGAGAAAGAGGACTATTTCAATATTATACGCTGGGTAATGGAGCAAACTCCAGCAGACCTGGAAAAGATCGTTAAGGGTGTTGATGGAAAGACAAATATGAATACACCTCTTTGGTTGCTAAATATTGTGTCAGCATTGAACTCTGATATGAGGTATGGTAGAACTTCAACAGTAGAAATGATCTTTGATCGTATATTCGGAAAAGCCTCTTTGACTATTGAGAGTGAAGTCAATGCTCAGGTAACAAACAACAGTGTAGATCTGTCAGCACTCACAACGGAGGAACTGATACAGTATAATGCACTTCTGGATAAACTCAACGGTAATGGCAAAAAGTAAGGTATCATCTGTTCCTATGCACGTTGCAGTCAAAGTTGAGCTGTTCAAACGTGGTTGCTTTGACTTCATAACATGCAAGGATGGAAAGAAACATGAAAAGCAAGAACAGGCATTAAAGATCCTAACAGATAACGAGCATTCAGAGTTTCTGTATGGTGGTGCTGCTGGTGGTGCTAAGTCTTGGACTGGTGCTGCCTGGCTTCTTTTTATGTGTCTGGCGTATGCTGGTACCAAATGGTTTATAGGACGTGCTGAGCTGAAAAGAATTACACAGTCAACACTGATCACATTTTACAAGGTTTGTTCACAGTACGGAGTTGATGATACTCTGTATAAGTATAACGGTCAATATAATTTCATTGAGTTTTATAATGGTTCCAGGATTGACTTGTTGGATCTACAGTTTAAGCCAGGCGATCCACTGTATGAGAGATACGGATCTATTGAGTACACTGGTGGATGGATTGAAGAAGGTGGAGAGGTTAACTTTGGAGCTTATGATACTCTTAAAACTCGTATTGGTAGGCACCTAAACGCAGAATTAAGCCTAAAGAGAAAGCTGTTTATCACATGTAACCCTAAAAAGAACTGGATGTATGATACATTCTATAAGCCGTCAATGGCTAAAAATTTACCAGGTTACATGTCATACCTGGCGTGTCTTGTACAGGAAAATCCTTTCATTGATCCTGATTATATAGAGGGATTGAGGACAACGAAAGATAAGGTAAAGAGGGAACGACTTCTGAAAGGAAACTGGGAGTATGATGATAACCCTAATGCTTTATGTTCACATGATGCTATCTGTGAGATATTCGGAAACAAAATATCAAAGAGAACAGGCATACACTATATAACTGGAGATATTGCACGTTTCGGAGCTGACTATGCCAGGTTAGCAGTTTGGGACGGTTGGCACATAGTTGAGGTTATAGGTTTCCCCAAAAGCAAGCTAACCGAGATCCAGGACTGGATAAGATACAGACAAAAGAAATACCGTATTCCTAACTACAGGTGTATTGTGGATGAGGACGGTGTTGGTGGTGGCGTTGTTGATAATTGCGATATAAAAGGATTTGTGAACAATTCCACTCCATTCAACGGTGAAAACTACCAGAACTTACAAGCTCAGTGTGGCTACAAGCTGGCTGAGCATATAAACAGTTCTGATGTTGGTATAGATGAGGATCTTGTAAGTGGTGCTGAACGTGAGGATATAATCAGGCAGCTTGAACAACTGCAAACATGGAAAGTTGATGATGATGGAACGCTAAAGCTGAAACCAAAGGAGGAAATAAAATCAGAAATTGGATGCTCACCAGACTGGAGGGATCTTTTCTTGATGAGATCCTGGTTTGATTACAATGAGTATGAGATACCAGATGATATAGAAAGAAGATTAGGATTATAAACTAATATTTACAGCAATGGGACTTATAAACGTAATTAAGAATGAGGTAAAAGCTGCTATAAGTTATCAGCAGGGATTTACTGAGCTGTTGGCTTCAAAAGATGTAACCAGGGCTTTGTCTATGATGAGGAATTGGGAGGGTGTAGCCAGCAGAAACCTGAGAGTTTACGAGACATTCACACATAAGGTAATGGATCGTGAAGATAGAGCCGTATATGACAAGAAAGGAAATTTCTTAAGATGGAGTAAAAGGAATAAAATCCCTATTCCGTACCCTAAATTCATTAACGAAATTTCTCTTGTTTTTCTGTATGGCAGACCTGTGAAGTGGACGCAAGTAAGCGAGAATACAGATTACTCATTTGAATACTTCAATAACCTGATGGATGAAACCAGGTTCAATGCTACAGTAAGGGAAGCTAAAAGAACTGCTGGAGCTGAGGGGGTATCTGCCATTCTATACCATGTTTACAAAGGTGATGATAATAAGCCTCATTTGATTCTTACTCCATTGAGTAAAAAGAACGGTGATGATATTTATACCGTCAAGGATCAGTATAAGAGGCTGACTTCATTTGCCTGGGGCTATTATCTTACTGAGGTTGGTGGGAATACTGTTTACCATGTTGACATATATACCAAAGATACGATTTACAGGGCTAAACGTGGAAAGGTTGGCTGGGAGGTTGTGACAATAGCTAACCCTATAGGTAAGATCCCTGTTTTGCTGTTTGAACAGGATCCAGAGGCTGCTGATGTTCAACCTATGATAGACAGGGTGGAAATGATGGAAAGCGTTGATGCAGACGTGAACGATCGCTTTGCAAATCCAGCCATGGTAGCCACTGCTGAGATTCTTAACAGTCTGCCTAAAGCTGAGGAAGAAGCGAAGCTGTTTATTCTTAAGAATGGCGGTGAGGTTAAGTATCTGACATGGGATCAGGCGAGCCAAAGCAAAACAAACCAGTTTGATCGCCTGGATAAGCATATCCTATCAAAGTCTTTCACTCCAAACATTGATTTTGATAATATGAAAAGTCTTGGAAACCTTTCAGCAAAGGCTATCAGAAAGGTTATGCTGTTGGCTGTTATTAAGGCAGACAAGCACAAGGAAAAGCATGATGACTACATGAACAGACATGCTTCACTTATGAAAGCAATTATGGCTAATGTACTTGATTATGCGCACAAGGCTGAACATGATGCACTAAAAGTTAACCACACATTCCAGGAGCCATTTGGTGATGATGTATCTGAAATGCTTGCTGACTTGTCTAAACAGTTTAATGATGGTGCATTGAGTAGGGAAACTTATATTGAATTGTCATACCTGGTCAAGGACGCTAAAACAGAAATTGAAAGGCTGAAAGCGGAAGAAGCTGCTGCCATGGAGAGACAAATGGAAATGAACAAGATGGACGTTTTCGGTAACGCTGAATGATATGGAAATAAGGACAAAGTTTGATGTAGGAGATAAGTGTTGGGCTATCAAGAACGATGAGCCTAAGCGGTTCCGTATTATAGCCATTCACTTTTCGGATCTGAGAAGTAGATCCACTCCAGCGATAACATACGATATGATGGTTGACAGTGATAATGACTGTTTGACAGGTAAGGAGATCAAAGGCGAATGGGAATTTAAGATTTTCCATACCAGAATGGAGGCTGTTTTATCTTTACTTACTGATGAAGAAAGAAGTAAAATAGAGTTCAAAAGCGCAATGTAATATTATGGCAAAGAAACAATTAAAAGAAAAACCGAAGTATCACTGCCGAGACTGCAAGCATAGCTATGATCCACACGAGATCGGAGCTAATGGAAAGCCTTTTATGTGCCGATGCAGGTTCTCTAAATTTTCTAAGTTCCTGGATAGGGATCATTGTGATAAGTTTGAAATGAAAGACTAATATGGCAAAGAAAAAGTACATAGACTATAAGAAGCAGCAGCAGGAGCTATTCAACAGAACTGAGGGATATGCTTTTGAGGTTCGTAAAATATACCAGGAATGTTTTACCAAAATTATTAACCTGGTGAAAGGTACTGAGCTTTCTGATGGAGTTCCTTTCTCATTCTCTGAATATGGCTATAGTGAGGAAGTAACCCCTATTCTGAGGAATATGTACAGCCGAGTGTATCAAACTATCCGTGGTGGTGTAGAAAAAGAATGGGAGTTCTCAAACAAAAGCAATGATGAGCTGGTAAAAGGTGTATTCGGTGAAAATTCTGTAGAGGATAATCACTTTGCAAAGTTGTTCCAGAGAAATCAGGAGGCAATGAACGCATTTTTCTCCAGGGTATCACAGCATGGAGGTATGAACTTGTCTCAAAAGGTATGGAACTATACAGGGCAATTCAAAGAGGAACTTGAAAAAACGCTTGATCTTGCGATTGGTGAGGGAACTCCAGCAAAGAGCCTGGCAGCAAAAATACAGGGCTATCTAAATGAGCCTGATAGATATTACAGGAGATTCAGGATCAAGATCGGAGAAGATGAGAACGGAAATCCTATCTATGGAAGAAAGTGGAAGCGCAGGACGTGGGATAAAGAAAGCCAGTCTTACAAATGGATAGACGCAAACCCAAAGGACTATAAGCCTGGTAGGGGTGTTTACAGATCATCTTCAAAGAATGCACAGAGGTTAGCCAGGACTGAAACAAACATAGCATACAGAACAGCAGACTATACCAGATGGCAGCAGCTTGAATTTGTCATAGGTGTAGAAATTAAGCTGAGTAATAATCATCCTTGTGTCGATATTTGCGATGATCTCAAAGGCATTTACCCAAAGTCTTTCAAGTGGACTGGATGGCACCCTAACTGTAGGTGTTATATGGTTCCTGTTCTTGCTAAGGAAACCGATATGGATAAGATGCTTGATGAGATTTTGAACGGTGAAGATCCTGGGAATGTAAAATGTGATAATGAGGTCAAGGAACTACCAGGTGAGTTCAAAACATGGATGAGTGATAATCAAGACAGGATCCAGGACGCAAAGGAAAGAGGAACTTTACCATATTTCCTGATGGATAACAAGAGATTGGTAGGACTTGAAAAACCAACAGCTCAGGATATAGCAAAAGAAAGGCACGCAGCCAGAACAGAGCAGGAGGTTGAGGCTATTAAAAAAGCATGGTGGGAAAGAAAGGCTGTATATCATTATGGGCAAAACATTATCAATGTTATGGGTAGTATTCCTGATGTTGATACGTCTGCCCTGGTTGATGTTCTTAAGCGTTCAAACCTGGATGATATAATGGCAGAAGCAAACAAACTTAAGGCTATAGGTAAGGAAATATATTCCTATGATCTTCTGGATGATCCTATGTTTGTGGCAAGGAAATTTGGCTATGAAGATACCAAAGCCGTGTTTAATGCAGTCAAACAGAAATACCAGTCATGGGCTGATAAGTTCGGTGCTTCTGACTGGGATAGCATAACGGATCTTGAATACAAGGCTAAGAAACTGAATTATGAGATCCAATGGCTTGCTCAAAACCACTTTGGTAAGGTATGGGAAAAAACCTGGGAGGTATCACAGCAAGCATATATTAAGGAACTGGCTAATGTTAATGAGGCTAAAGCGTGGAAAGTTATTAAGGATTCCATGTCTGAGCTTATGGCTTACAACCAGAAAACGAAATCCAGCCAGTTTAAGGGCTTTTATAACGATCTTGTGGAAGCTACCCTTAATGGAGATCTTAAAGCTGCTCAGATGGCTTACAATAACGCTCAGCAAAAGAAATTATCTCTTGAAGCTGCTGCCAATAAGAGAGCTGCTAAGAAATATGGTTCTGGAGATATTTCATTTGGTGATGAGTGTTTCACTAAGAAAAGAAAGGATGATGCAAAGTATTTCAGGGATGAGCATAGTGCAAATGATTACTTCTTTGATTCTGCTGTTGATGATTGGGCGTTGGCTTCTGCTGATGAGAGAACAGCCATGCACAGGTACACTGTAGGATCTGCATACATTACAGAGCCATTGAGAGCTGTAAAAGGTTACTATCACTATTATACAAGTAGGATTGAACAGTTTGAAAAAGATTGCAAAGCCATGACTTCGTTCCTGGATCGTTGTCATTTGCGTGATGATGCCTGGATAAAACGTGATGATAACAGTTCTATCTTTGGAAGTGACTGGAAGCTGAACTTGTGGGACTTCGTAAATGATCCGTCTGCTTTGGTTGGAAAGGAAACAAAGGTAGAAACATTCCTATCATGTGGATCAAACAGGGGTACAAGGTTTACAGGAACAGGAGTGACAAAAGATGTTATTTATAATATTTATGCACCAAAGGGAACAAAAGCAACATACGCTGAGCCATATAATAACTATGGTCAGTATGATGGAGGCTGGGACGGAAAGAAAAAGCCTACTTCATTGAATGAAAATGAAATCATCTTACAGCGTGGTACAAAGTTCCGTATAACTAAAGCTGAGTACAAAAACGGAATGTGGTATATTGATGTTGATGTGATAGCTCAGGCACCTACAGAGATTCTTGAAATAGTAACAGAAAGTTCTGGATTCTATTGTAAGTTCAAAAGATAACAAAAAAAGGTGACAGGAAACTGCCACCCTTTTTTATGCGTAATTTACCAGGTAAAACCTTTTGAAAGCCTCTATATCTATCCGTTCAGAGATCTTGCTGTAGAACGAAAATAACAGGGCTTTTAGGGTTATTGGTACACCGTCATACTGCTGGAAGTTTTGCAAACCAGCCTCAATGTACGAGTTAAGCCCAAAAATATCATCCTCATGGTTTTCAAGAGTTCTGTTGATCCAGGCTTTTTCTGTATTCCAGCAGATCAACGGATCTCCATCTTTGGGCTGTTCGCTTTCGTTGCCTTTGTAGTACTTACAGCAACTCAGTAAGTTTGATGTTGTTTCATTCTTCGTCATTTCTTCTAAGGTTTAATTTTCTGTAGAAGTCTCCAATAACCTCCAGCATTTCAACAGGTAGGTAATTCCAGACTTTCCTGTATATAATTTGCGGAACTCCGAAAGCTGCTTCTGCTATGGATCCGACAATGGCACCAATGGTATCACTATCTCCACCCCATGAAACAGCCCTCCTTATAGCATCCTCAAATGATGTACTGTAACGGACTATCTTCAAGCATATAGGTACTGTTCCCTGGCATGTTTCATTGAATACTCCAGGAGTGTATATTTCATGGAGAAATCCAGGATAGTATCTGTTACCTACAGCCTCCAGATCTCCAGGCTTAAAACCTCTTTTTTGTGAGTGTATGGCATGTGCAATGGCTAAAGCTCCTTTTATACCCTCTGGGTGATTGTGTGTTATTGCAGCCGTTTTCTCTGCCTCTTTCAGGATTGTATCAAGATCATCATAAGCCCAGGCTACTGGTGAAACTCTCATGGCTGATCCGTTGCCGAAACTGTTATAAGGCTCGTGATTTTCTGATACTATCCAACGTGAGAAACCGCCTCCGTATGATCCCATAGGATGAGGATATTTCCTACACCATTCTACCATCTTATCTTTATAGCCTGTTCCTGTGTTGATAGCATCCGCAATGGCTACAGTGCATATTGTATCATCTGTATAGCTGTTTTCTTTCGTGAACAGCTTGAAATGATAATCATTTGTGTTGTTGAACTCAAAACGTGATCCAACTATATCACCTATTATTGCTCCTATCATAGTTTACATTGTATTTGAAAAATCGTTCTATTTTTATTCTGTTATATCTGGCTTTCCTGTATCTCTTTTTGTAATACCATTTGAAAAGCCAAGTAGTTTTTTCATACTTCAATAAGTATTTAATTTCCTTTTGAATGGCAATCCCGATATTATAACATGAAACAGAGGTAAGAATACTATCAAATGATTTTTGAAACTCCTTATCTGATTCTTCCATTTCTTTGAATGTATTTACTATTTCATTAGCGAAATTATCAGCAGATTTTCCCAATTCGTCTAATTGGTCTTTTATAGTATCTCCCATTTGCTATACCTCCTTTCGTCCTCTATAAGTTTGTTTGGAAAGGATCACTCCTTTCCTTATGGTTGCTTTCCTGTTCTTGTACTCGCCATCTTTTAGGGTGTTCCAGAGTGATTCTTTTGAGATCCCTATATCATCCTTTGTCAGGGTGTCGTAAATGGCTGTAACGCTCCCAAAATAGAAATGTCTTTTCCCATCTTTAGGCTCGTTCAGCTCAATATGTATAACCTTTCTTTGTTGTTTCATTATCAAGTGTGTTTATCAAACGCAAAAATAATACATTTTATTTAATAAAACAAATATATTTAATCTTCGTTTTCTCCAGTTCTTATATCATAGTATGTGTAAAACATGTTTGCCATAAGTGATAAAGCACGTGAATTGAAATCATGCTTTTCAGCTTTTTCATAGTTTCCCTGGTTATCTGCTTTGATCATCTTTGAATTTTCCTCGTCAGATAATATGCGAAACTTCTTTACCATTCTGTGAACCGCCTTTCTGAGTAATATATCATACTCATCTTTCGGTATGGTGTTTATTGATCGTCTCATACTCATAGTTCCTCAAACTCTTTTTTAAGTGTTTCTATCTTATTATCCAGTGCTGCCATATAGTTTTTGAAGAAATCAGCTCCAAATATTTCTTCTTTCAGTTCCACATCATTTTTGTGAGAATTGTATCTGAATATCAGTCCACCTCCATATTGAATACATGACTTTTCAAGTACAGCTTTATGCTCTGTGTATCGTTCAATCTCTCTGTTAAGTTCTGTTGCTTTTACAAATTTCTCTTTATCCATATTCTTACCCTTTCATACGTCCTAAAAAGGACAATTTTAATACATCATACTGCTGCCCTACAATAGCGAACTCCAGCATACTATCCACATCAGAAACATCATTTATTCTCAAAACAGGGTATTCAATCTCGGATCCGTTGCAAGTATATGTTTCTCCTGTTTCAATTTGTCCTGTTATCTCATAATTATCCGTAACGCTGAAATAATGATTCAGGCTTTTAATGATATGATCTTTCAGGTATGATTCGCTGTAAACAGATGCTATCTTGTCCTGCTTTCTCAAAGCGTATCTCATTATTTCCTCCTTATTAAATCATCCAATGAATAAGTTTCTATGTTTTCCTCAATATGTCTTAACCGTTCTTTTATGTACCAGAAGAAAACTTTGTCTTTGTGTGATATGTTCCAGAAGAAGTTAGGAACTTTTAGCCAAGTAGGATCTGGTGCTGCTTCTTCAAAAGTAAAAACAGCCCATTTGTCGGCAAACAAAATCCTCCATATAGCATTTAATTTTCTCATAATTCAACTCCTTTTGGTCTGTTTATATACCTCCAGTGTGTAATCTTATAATCTTCGTAGTTGTCTGCTATCTTATCCAAATAATCGCCAGTCCAACCGAAATTCCAAGATGAGGTAAGATAATCTACCATAGTTTCACCATCACACATGTATTCCACACGTAGCAAGCACCATTCGGTGTTTTGTGGAATATCATCATGGTTATTGCAGTCGTGCCAGTCCTCGAACTCGTTAAACCGCCTTGCAATCTCTTCACAAAGGATATTTGAACTTTCCACATCACCTAAATGTATCTCTGCTATCTGAAAATTCATACCATCTTTTATGCAAAGCTGTGCATCTAATTCGTCAGCACCGAAAATGCGTTTGCCTCTTGCTGGTATGCAAACAAGTTTTAACGTGTCGGTATCTAATTCCCCTTGTGCGTACTTCCAATTTAATTTTATCTTAGTCATTTCTTTTCCTCCGTATTTATCCGTGAATAGGTGTTAGTTTAACTTCTATAGGGCTATTCTCAAATGTTACTTCTGCAAGTAAACCTGGATCTATATCTATTCCTGATTCATATTCTGCATTGTTATAATTACAAACCCAAAAGTTGTTACATAAAGGATCAAGTCTATCAGGCTTAACCCTCAAAAACAACTTCAATGTTCCATTTCTATTTCTTGCAACCCATGCCATTGCTTTCCTCCTTTCAATTTGCAGTTATTGTTATAAATCTATATCAAATATTTTACCTATCATTATGCTATCCATCATTTCAAATTTAGCAACAGATACAGGCATGTACCTAAGCCCAAACCTAAGCATACCATCATGGCAAACCTTACCATATAGTGCTATTTTATTACGCTGTTCCTCTGTTATCTTTACAAGTGGCATCATATAACGACTTTGCATATATCCGTCATACAGGATATGATCTCCGTGTATTCTTACCCATCCATTACGTGAAAGCCATCCATCTGGATTGTTCTTATATTTATCTACATGTGGTATAATTTGAGCATCCCATAACGCTGTAGCTATTTGATTATGTAACATATTTGCTATGTCACCATTCAAGGCATAATAATCTCCATTTGGTGCCAACCATCCAGCACTATAGTTCATTGTTATATCTACAGGCTGTATTCCTTTCGATATTATCTTATCTATGTTCCTTTCATTCTCAATATATTTTGTCACAAGATCATCCCTGTATTTATTCTGGCTTATGTATCTTTCTACTTCACCATCTTTTAGCATCAGATCAGTTAACCTTAAGTTAAGTCCTTTTACTTCTGTAGGCATAGCAGTGAATCCATCTGGCATTTCTCCAGGATAATAATTGTACAGCCATTTGATAACATCTATTTTTTTGAAACATTTTGATATAAAATCCCTTATTCCAATAATGGCGTATTTTATACTCTGAATAGTATCGTTTTCTGAATTATCAAAAAGACTGCTTGTGTCCCCATCATAAATAGCTCTTATAAGATCGTTATACTTTACTGTTATGTCAAATTTTCCATCATTCTTAATTACTGAGTTTCGTAGTTCAAGTATAACCTGATCCCATTCGTTAGCATCTTTTTTCATGGATAACAGTGTTCTTTCAGCCCATGCTTCTATATCCAGTGGCTCATGTTTATCTTTCATGTCTGGAGTGTACTGTATTGCATTAAAAGAAACACGATCATCAGAAGTTTCAAGGATAGTTCTACCAATTAGAATATCAAGTGCAATATTATCTGGGCAACCTATAAGGCTGCCTTTTATAGTTTCAAGTGCTTTTTGTGGGTTCAGAGAATATATCAAGTGTTCTCTTGCTATACTTACAAGTAGATCGCCAGCGTTTTCCCCAAGTGTGAAATGTACTGTTGTTTTCATAATATCCAGTATTAAAACGGAAGTGCATATTTAGACAATTTACCAAGTGGATTTATGTATCTACCAAGGTCTTTATTCTCTCTCATTATGTCATATAAACAGCGTCTATATGGCTTTCTTTTTCGTTTAGTACTCTTTTTTCCCATGCTTGTATGGTCTTAACCTGTTATACTCTATCTTAAGTCTTATAAATGGATTGAGGTCTATTCCAAGGCTCCTACAGATATAATCTATTCTTTGAAGTGAGTTTCGGATCACCCAATCAATGTTTCTCTCATTGTTTGTCAATATACCACACAGGGCAAATATGAAACCTGTAAAGCGTGTGTCTGCTGTAGCAATATAACGCTCATGTTGCTGTAATAGGTTTGCCATAAGGTCTATATCCGTACCTGTTTCTCCAGCAAAATCAAGTAGGCGTATAACAGCATCAGCAAGCTCATCTTCTACCCTATTCTTTACATACTGTTCAAAGTGATACTTAAACAGATCCATGTTTCCTTTCTCTTTATACCTTTCAACTGTAAAGTATGGAATGATTGATAGATCTGTTCTGAAATTAGTCCTATCAGCTTCTACAGCCTCCATAAGTTCTGATATAACCAGGCATAGCCAGTGTGAACTGGGTTGCTTTGTTTCATGCCAGCCGTGTTCAACGGCAATGGCATGTATTTCGTCTCTTAATTCGTTTGATAACTTTAGCATTTAATACTCCTTTCTATTTTACTTCTTCTGTTTTGCAGTGAACAACATCGCCATCAATCCAATCCCATCCGAATAAGGCTCTATTATCGTGTGCTAACTGTGTGGCTGCTCTGTTTGTCTCGTAGCGATCCTTTCCATCTTCATTTGCTACCAGGATCTCGCCATTTCTGAGATCAATTATCTCAATGTTCCCATCAACGTATTTTTGAAGTTCCTCCAGTTGGAAATCAGTTCCATTTTTAGGCTTAATTTCTTCTATTGTACCGTCTGCTTTTATCAGTGTTGCCATAATTGCTATTTTTTAATGCTATTGTATGTTTTCTTTGTTTTCGGCTTATTATGAGATCCAACAAATGTTTCTGTATTGTCTATCATTCTTTTGATCGCAAAATCAATCTCATCTACTAAATGTGGATAGCTTTCTTTTGCCATTTCGTGAGCTATATGTAATGCTGATTTTACCTTTTCACAGGTAATAGCATCCATGATCATGTATAAATTATAGTCCGTCATATCTCATTCTATTACTTCTGGTATGGTTTTATAATCTTCTGGTTTTGCTTTTTCCTCTGTTACCCATCCTATTCCAACCCAACACTTTACAACTCCGTTATGGATAACTCTAAATCCAGCTCTCTCAACCTCCTTTGGAGGATTTACACTCATTTTAATGCTGGAAAGTTCTGATATGTGTATTTTCATTTTCCCTCCTTTCTTGCTGGATATATTAGCCTAATGACCTCCAGTGTTTCACCGTTAACTATAGCTATACGCTTATAGTACTTTTCACAAGCAATCTGGAAACCTCCGCACCATTCCGATTTTTTCTCGTATTGTGCTATAGTGTCCTGTACTGCCTTATCAAGTTGATCCTCGTAAATATATCTTTCTGAACCTATGCGGATCTGATCGCCATTATCATGCTGTAATACTCTTATTGAAATAAAATTTGTTGCCATAATCAGTGTTGCATTGTAGGAGGGGTATATCCCCTCCTGGTTTGATATTTATTTTCTTGCCCATTCTTCAAAGGCTCTATAGTAACTATGTCTGATAAACAGCATATCGCCTGAACCATCCCCCCACCAGTCCCTACAGTGTGAAATATATCTGCCTATCTGATTGTTATTGGCTGGGCATAGTTTTTTATATATTGAACGGAACATAGCAGATATTTTACGACCTGAGAAATTACCAGCCATTTTAGCGTCATTTGTACAATATCCGAACATTGAAACTGTTTCTGTATCTCCGTTCTCAGTCAAAAAATCATAATCTGCATCGCCCCATGAACCGTATCTAATTGTGTCCTTAAGAAGCTGCTGCTGTTCTGATGTTAGTACTGATACAATTTCCTCAACTTGTTTGATTGTTATTTCCATATCGGTGTCGCATTATGTGTGGCTTTCGTCACACGGTTTATATTTAATTGTTAGTTTCTTAATATATTGTCTAATAACTCTTTATCAGCACTCCAAAGATTATATCCTTTTGCTAATTTTCTTCTGATATACTCCTTATCTCCTATCATGGATATTGCCTTTTCTCTCAGATCTGATGCACTCCATTTTTCAGCCTGATCTATAAGAAAGTTTGAGAGGCTTTTTCTTTCCTCGTAAAGTTCACGAACAAGAACAGTTTTACGCTCAATCTCTTTCAGTGCTGTAGGATTCTCAATCCATAATTTACAAAACAGATCTTTATCAAGGTCTGTATTCATGTATATTTGTTCTACCTCAGCATAGCCCTCAGCATTCAGCTTTAGCCCTGTTCTTTCTTCAAATTCTTTTTGTGTCATATCCGATCTATTTTAATGTTGCATTTATTATCTGTGTTTCTCAAACACATTGCAAATATAGTTTGTTCTATTAAATAAAACAAATAATTTACCGACTTTTTTTCTGTATAAATTTACTCAGTTAACACAAAACGCTGATTTATAGCGAATTTACCTGGTTAAATTTCTGTGTTTCTCAAACACATTTTACCGATTTTATTTCTATCTTTGCGGTTATAGAATTAACAATATCAACTAATTGTAACAGATATGAATAAAAAACTCTTTGAAAAAGTCAAGACTAAGTGTACAGACACAGGTCTTTCAGAGAAGTATCTCCAGGCGATAACCGAAAAAATGGGTGGTAGCATTGAAGATGATTCGACTGATGATGAGGCTATTGAAACGACTGCAAATCTGATAGCTGAGGTGGCAAAAGAAAGCCAGGGCGAGGCTACAAGATGGGTAAACAAGAAAAGCCAGAAGAAGAAACCGAAAGAAACCGAAGAAGAAGAGGAAGAGGAAGAAGAGGAAGAAGAAAACAAAGGTGGAAAAGGTGGCAAATCTGGAAAAAGAGATCAGGAAAGCGAAGAACTGAAAGCGATCAGAAAAGAACTGGATGAGCTTAAGAATGAAAAGGCGAAAAACCAGCGTTCAAAAGCAATTTCAGATGCAATGGAAAAACACAAAATTCCATCATTCTTGCGTGATAAGCTCAACATCGCAGATAACGCTGAGGATATTGATGCTGCTGTTGCTTCGTTCAAACAGGATCTCATTACAAATGGTCTTGTATCTGCTGATTCAGAGGGTACAAAAGCAGCAAGTGAGAAGCAGATAGATGAAGCTGCTGATGATTTGCTCAAATCAATAACCGTAAAATAAAAGTAAAATGAAAAGGAAAACAGATTCTTTTACTGGGACACGCCCGATCTTCACTGGCAGTCCGTCATTGGTTATGGGAGGATTTAACCTGGATAAGGAAAAACAGAATTTCATGCCAGGTGATACTATCCCTGCTGGAACCCTTGCTATCAAGGATGAGAAAACAAGAAAAGTTCAGGTTATCAAGACTGCAAAAGTCCTTGAAGTTGATGCTGAGGACAAAAAGAAAGTCACTCTGTATGTTGATGAGTTCTATGCTCCGTGCTTTGCACTTGGAGACAAGGTACTTAAAACTGATGCGATCTCTGGTACGTTTGAAGCTGCTCCGTCAATTACAAAAATTGAAAAGAGTGGGACAAATTATGTGATTTATCTTTCTGCTGAGATCTCTGGTCTTGCAAAGGATAATGTAATTGAGGAAGTTGTTGATAGTTCGTCAAACGCAGCTTCAAGAGGTATGTCTAACAGTGCTTTGGTTGCTGATGTTTTTGTTAGCGAATTTGAAGTTTCTGTAGATGTTACCGCTGATACAATGCAATACGAAATGTACGAAAGGCGTGTTCCTCCTATCCCAGCGTCACAGAAAGATGCTACAGGTGCTTTTCTGAAAAACAATCCTCATGTGAAATTAACTCAGTCTTATTAACGAAAAAGAGGTTAGAAAATGAAATCTATTTATCAAAAATTTAGTGGGCTTAATAAAGATGGAAAGCCTTTGGATCTCCTGGCTACATGGAGAAAGACGTTTGATAAAGCCTCAGAACGTGAAGTAACACTGTTCCAGAAAATGTATTCTGATCAGTGGTGTACTTACAATACACCTCAAATGTCATTGACTGCTGAGGCTATTGTCGGTAAATATAATTTGCGTTTGATGGCTACTTTGATCGGTGATGAATCTCCTACACCATTGAGGCGTTCTGATGGTTTCGATATTTGGACTAAAGAAATCCCACGTGTAGGTCACAAATTCCCTATGCCAGCTCGTGACTTGCGTAAACTTATGGAGGTTTACGAAAATCCACGTTTGAAAGAAGCTGATAAGGTAAAACAGATCGAAAAAACATTGAAGCACGAAATTGAGGATGCTTATCTTGGATGCAAGGACGTTATGGACTTCATTCTTTTGTCTGCATTCTCTGGATGGGGAGTAGCACAATTCACTCCAGAAGTAAACAACCCAGGTGGACGTACTTATGAGGTTGATTACATGATGCCTGAATCAAATAAATTGATCAGTTCGTTTGCATGGACTTCTGCAAACACAAAAGCAGGAAATGTATCACCAATCCTTGTTTTGGCTGCAATTTGTGCCGACCTCAGAAACCGTGGTATTGAGCCAGGTGAAATCGTTATGAGCCAGGATCTTTATTTCTGGTTGCGTAATGACCAGACTACACGTCTGCTTGTTCATGGTCAGGATAAGAGTGCTCAAACTGTTACCGTATCTCAGTTTGAATCTTTGTTGACTGAAAACCAGATACCTCCTGTTACAGTTGTAACACGAAAGATGGGTATTGACAAGGATGGAAAACGTCACTCTATTGATCCGTGGAATCACAACTTTGTCTGCATTAAACCTGCTGGTGTTATCGGTGAAATCCAGCCAGCTATTGAAGATAGTGAGCTGATGGAGGAAGATGGCGTTGATTATATCAATGCTGGTAACGGTATCAGGATCGCTAAATGGATCACTGGTGAATCTACTGGTCAAACAGCAGCAGAATACACACAGGGTTCTGGTAGATTGTTGCCACTTATCACTGAAATCGGTGCTATCGTATGTTTACAGGTGCGTGGTTATGATGAAGAAGTAATTCCTGATACTGATAATGGAGAAGCTCGTCTCTATTGTACAAAAGAGGAATTTGACAATATAGCATTGGAGGGCTAAAATATGGGAATTGTTCTTTGTACAAAAAAGAAGTTTAGGGACAAAACAAACAGGAGAAAAATCTACAATGTTGGTGAAACTCTTGAAGTCTCAGATCTTGATCGTGTAAATGATCTCGTATCACGTGGTATTTGTGTGATTACGGCAATCAATGAGGAAAAGAAAAGGGATGATAAGTCAGAAGTAGTGAATGTGTCAGGCAAAGATTATGCTTTGCTTGACGTAAAAGAAGCTCTGGAGGCTATCGGATCGCCTGTTGCTCAGAATGCTGGAGTTAAGGGCGTTTCAAACGCTGTAGCAAAACTTGATGAGGAACAACTTGAATCATTGGTTGGTGAACTTGAAAAGGAAAAATAAGTTATGGAGACATTGACAAAATACGAGGCGTTACTTGGTGAACTTGATCCTTATGTTCCAGGTAGAACGACATTGCAGAAAGCTCTGTTGGATGCTAAGGTTAGCGAGCTTGACAGTGAGTATGATCCTGAAAAGGATAAGGTTGGCATTGCTATAGCAGCTATTAAAGTTCTTAAGAAAATGATAGTGCTTACAAATGACAGCCTTGGAAAATCCTCACAGGGCTACAGTGTTGAAAAACTGGAGGATAGGATAAAAGATCTTTGCCGTGAAAACGGTCTTGACGTTTCGGAGTTTGTCAAGGTCTCATCTATAACAGACGGATCTAACTTGTGGTAATATGAGAACAAACGGTACTTTCCAATATAGCATATTACAGGAATCCGTTCAGGATCCTGAGACTGGATTTTACCAGGAACAGGATAATACTGAATGGCAGAAAGGGTGTGAATGCCAGATAGACAAGTCAATACCAGCAAAACAATATGTTGGAACTGATGGAATAACATACGCATACACTTATGATGTATTTATTCCTAAGCATTTCAAAGGCGATCTATCTATCGGAACAAAGATCATGCTTGTGTTTGATGATGGTGGTACTGATGAGTTCTCTATACAGGGAATTGACAACTTAAACAGGAGGTATATTGAGATATGGGGATAAAACCTGAATTTGGTAGCGGTGTAATACTTGCTAAGGTTGAGGCATTCCAGAGGAATCTGGATAAAGCAGTTTTGTTTATGCTGAAATACCTTGGTGAGGATCTTGCTAAGTACGCAAAGGAACAGCACAACTACACCGATCAGACAGGAAATCTTACAAACTCCATTGGTTATGCTGTGGTTCGTAATAAAGAGATAGTTTACTATGGTGGGACAAACCAGCCTGGAGTAGGTGCCGATGCTGCCCTGGAGACTGCAATGAAGTATGCCCAGGATATGCAAGACACATATTCACTCATCATAGTAGCTGGAATGAATTACGCTGCCTATGTTGAAGCTAAGGGGTACAATGTTATCCTCCCTGCTGAACTGAAAGCAAAGAAAGATTTTCCTGCTGCCATGAATAGATTGATGGAAAAAGCAAAAAGCAAAGCAAACGAATTATTTGGAATATGATAACTACTGAGGAAATATCTGTAAGGGTTTACCAGTTACTCCAGGAAAGCGAGGTTAAAACTATGATTAACGGAGTTATTGGTTACGAAAGAAACGACTATTCAAAGGAGGGCGTTGTTATCGTTCCTCACACTATTGATGGCGAGGGATCTGTTAGGTTCGGAGAAATCAAGGTGAACATTCATGTTCCTGATATTGCAAACAAAAGCAAGTCTGTTTATAGCACTAATTTCCAAAGACTGATAGACATAAGGGCAAAGGTTATTGAGGTTTTGCAGAATCATTGCGAGGTAGGTAAGGGCTACAACTGGACTATAGGTAAGCTCAATCCTCCTATCAAGGAACAAAACCATAATGAGCACTTTGTTTCTTTAGGTCTTGAAATAACTGTTAGACAAAAGTAAAACATAAAATTAAAAGATTATGCCAGTATTATCAACAGTGGGAATCAAAGCATTGTATTATGCTCCCATTAACCAAACTGATCCAAAGAAAATGCCCGAAAGTGGTTGGAAGCCTGTAGATGTGTACCAGGACACTTGTACGTTTGTAGATAAGGATGCTACAATCACTACACACAAGTCTGAAACATCATCTAAGAAGATTATCCAGAAGTCAAAAGAGGGATCAGATTTAGTTTTCTCAATCATGGATCCATCCATTGATGAAAGGGTTGCTTTTGAGGGCGGTGAAAAAGGTACCGATGGAAGTTACAATACATACACGGAACCTGAAACTGTTAAGAATATAGAACTTGCTTTCAAGGTTTTCCCTATGGAAGGTCTCGTACTTAACATTCCTTGTGCTACTGTGTCGGCAAAGAAAAATACTACTTACTCAGCTAAGGGTATTTCATTGCTTGATGTAACAGCGAATCCAAACGGTGTTATAACGTACAGTGAGAATCCGACTATGCCAGAGGAATAGTAAAAATCAATGAGAAAACAGCCTCCTATCCCCAGGATGGGGGGCTTTTATTTTTTTTAGACTATGGATCAGAAAGAAATAAGAGACATAAAAGATCTTACAAAAGAAGAAAGATTAGAACTGGAAGAAAAAGCTATTGAAGCACTTCTGCAACTTGGTGTTAAGTTTTCCGTTCCTCTAAAAATTTACCCAGTAAAACCTCCTAAGAGGGTTTTATGGTGGAATAGAACATTCCCTAAGATGGCAAGAATCTGGAGGGACAAAAGGATCCCTGTTGATTGGGACGTATCTGTAATGGAGGTGCCAGATGCAGATAAGGGTAAAATGGTTGATATGTATATGAGAAATTTTCATATCAAACCTTTGTATCTCGGAACTATAGACTATCTCAGAAAGCTGTATATACAGATAGAATACAATGAGAAAGACATTCAAGAACAGCCTATTCAGGAAAGTAAGAAGCTGTTCAAATACATACCTCTTATGGCTGAAATAGCTGCCGTTGCAGTAATCAACAGCCCTGAAATCACAAATAAGAGATCAAAGGAAGTTGAACAGCTTAAGACTTTCTTTATCAATCACCTTACTGTAGCCAGGCTTAAGAAACTATCTGATGTCATAAGCCAGATGATGAATCCTGGGGGTTTTACCTCCTCTATCAGATCCATAAGGGAAGTGGGAATGACGAAGCCCAAAGCAAATCTGATAGAGTAATAGGGCTAAACAGCCCTTGGGGTAATCGTGGCGAAATTATTAAGGCTTATGGATGGAGTTATGATTATCTGCTTTGGGGTATTTCCTGGATGAACATTCAAATCATCATTGCGGATGCACCAAAAATAGAAGCGTCTAAGAATGATGAGGAAGAAGAAACTGTTCATGTAGAGTTGAAAACGAAAGACGAAATTAGGAATTATATAAAAGGGCTTATGTAATATGGATAATGTAAATGGAGGATTGGCATTCAAAGCCACTCTTGATATAGATGATTTTAATGTGTCTGCTCAGGCTATGGAAAGGCACATTAAGCAGGTGTCTAATACCACCATTGCAGAATCAGCTATGATGGAGCAATCGCTACAGAATATGGCTCAGAATGGAGCTAAATATATTGTCTCATACCTTGTCGGTCAGGGTATGGGTAGTTTATTGCAAAGCATAGTAACTACACGTGGGCAATTCCAGCAGCTTGAAATAGCATTTGAAACGATGCTAAGGAGTGGCACTAAGTCAAAGACGCTCATGGATCAGCTTGTCGAAACGGCTGCAAAAACTCCTTTCGATCTTCAAGGTATAGCGAGTTCAACAAAACAGATGTTAGCATACGGATCATCTGTTGAAACTGTTGTTGATGAGATTGTAATGCTTGGTAATGTTGCATCTGGTGTAGGTGCACCATTGGGAGAAATTGCTTATCTGTATGGTACACTGAGGGCGCAAGGCAGGGCTTATGCTGTAGATATTAGACAGTTCGCTGGTCGTGGTATTCCTATCTATGAGGAACTGGCTAAGGTTATAGGAGTTTCAAAAGATGAGGTGAGTGCTCTGATAACAGAGGGAAAGGTAGGATTTACAGAAGTAGAACAGGCTTTCAAGAACATGACAAGTTCAAGCGGTGTTTACTACAACCTCATGCAGGAGCAAAGTAAATCACTTACTGGTATGATCTCTAACCTTGGTGATGCCTGGGATAGTGCGCTGAATAAGATTGGTACAGACAACCAGGATCTTTTTGCGTCTGGGATCCAGGGGGCAATTAGCCTTGTAGAAAACTATGATGAGATATTGCGTATAATACAGGCTATTACCGTTGCATACGGAAGCTATAAGGCAGCCATAGTACTTAATACGCTTGCTACAAAAGGATATACTGGTGTAGCGTTACTTGACAATACAGCACGCCAGGCGAAAATAGCACTGCTTAAGATTGATGCTCAGTTGAGTGGTCAGGTGTCTGCTCAGACAAAGGCAATGACAGCAGCTCAGGAGGCTCACACTATATCATTACAAAAGCAGCTAACTGCTGAGGAACATGCTAACCTTGTAAAAAGTTTGCGTATTGCTACAATACAGCAGCTACTAACAGCACAACAGCAGGAATATCTATCAAATTTGAATCTCACGGCTTCAAGTGCAAACTATGAGGCTGTAGCGATGAGTGTTCTTTCTGTTGAACAGAGGGCTGCTTTGAGTAAAACGGATCTGAGTGCTAAGAGTGCTGTTTACCGTGCTGCTCTGGAACAGGAGGTTATAAAGAAGAATCAGAACCAGGTTTCAACGCTTAATGCTATGCGTGCAGAGGTCAGTGCTGCTGCTGCTAAAGTGGAGGCTTCTAAACAGACAGCCATAGCTACAATGCAAGCTACTGAGGCTGCGAGGTATGAGGTGTATTGGGCTAAACAGTCTGGTGACGCTACAAGAATAGCTACTGCTGAAAAGAAACTGGAGGGTGCTCAGGAAAACCAGGCTATAGCAAGAAAGGCTGCTTTGTCTGCTCAGACTGATTTCCATACGAAGAAAAAAGCCCTGGAAGCTGCTGCTGTGAGACAGTCAACTGTTGCCACTACTGCTGATACTGTTGCAAAGGCTACGAATGCTACAACCACCTCAATGCTGACTGCAATAACAACAAAAGCCACACTCGCAATGAAAACATTATGGGCTTCCATGATGTCGAATCCTATTGGATGGGTGATCGGTCTCGTTGGTGCCC